AACGACCACAATAAGAGTGCTCTCCAACATGTGTTATATAGTCAGACACATAAGCAAATACTTCACCACCCATATCTCTCCATCTTTGACAAAAACCAAAATCTTCACCATAATATCTTTTAGTTTTTGGGTCATGTAAGGTATCAAATAAGTTATAAAAATTAGGCTTCTTTTCTTCTTTTCCATTTATCATAGTTGGTTGATATATTTCTAGCTCTGGATGTTTCTCTATCATTTTTGTAAGAACGTGTCTTTTTATTAACATACATCCTGTAGGTACGTGAGTTGCTTCCATAATACCATTATCTACTGTTATGCTATTTTTATCTTTTACTTTTAAAGGAAACATATATCCAGACTTTACAACATCACTTTTTTTTCTAATCATTTCATGTTTCTCTGTTAGTGTTCTCCATATCTTATTCTCATCAATTGTCTTCATTGGATATGGACATGCTATTATATCTTTATCTGCTTCAATCATTTTCATGATTGTTTTGTATTCAAAATCAATATCAGAATCTATAAACAATAAATATTCATATTTGTGTTCATGAGTAATAAAATCAGCTACACACAGATTTCTACCTTGTGTAACTAATGATGATTTTAATAATGTAAAACTAACCAATATATTATTTTGTAAACATTGTTGTTGAAACTTTAATACAGATTGTGTGTAATGCATAGACACTTCAGAATGACATGGTGTACATACCATAATTTTGTATTTAGGTTCACTACCTAAATTTATTTCAGTAACAACACTTCCTGTTTTTACGGTTTGGTAAGTGTCTTTATTTGGTTCTTGTTTTTTGTCAAACCATATTGGTTCATTGTTTTGCATCAATTGCTCCTTGTAAAAATCTTGTCCAAGCTAAACCTTGTTTATCCCAATTATAATATTTGTTTGTGTATTTTATTTGAAATTTTAAATGTTCATTTATCACTTCACTATCTAAAGATTCTGCAGCTGCTTCTATAGCTTTGGCAAATTTAGTAGCAAGTAATTTATAGTTGTCTGTGTACGGAATATAAATAGGAAACTCTGCACCTGTTTCAAACAATGCACCAAGATCTGTTGTGATACAATACAAACCGGCAGCCATACATTCTAATAAAGATATACAAGATGTTTCTTCAAACGTGCTTGGGTATACATACATTCTATAATTCTTTAAATTCTCTCTAATGTAGTGATTTGGTTTATATCCAATGTAATTTACATTTGGTATTGCTTCTGCTTGCTCATATAAAGTTTGATAGTATTTATCGTTCTGTTCGTAAAAATCTTTTCCATATACCTCTGTAGAAGAATATACGTCTAATGTAATCCATGGGTTTTTTACTAATTGCATTGCACCTAACAAAACATTTAATCCTCTCCACGGTGTATTTTGGTGTATAATTCTAATCGCTTTTCCTTTTTGATATGTTGTTTGTATAGGTTCTATTTTTTCTATACCATTTTTTATAACAACACATTTCTCAGTTGGTAATTTAAAATACGTTCTATACTTTTCATACGTCCAGTGACTGTTAAACACATACCAGTCATACTTGTTATGATTAGTTTGATCTTCAAACCATGGCGCTAAATTAGGTTGATCATAAGAATTTTTTTGCCAAAGTATATTTACCTTAGTAGGATGTAGCGGAGTCTTCTCCGGTATCGATGTACATATCTCTACTTGATTTAATATTGCAGGATCTACGTGTTTACGTAAAAACTCAAACTGTAATTCTGTGCCACCTTTAGGTGTTTGATTTCTTATTTTCATTTACTATACTTTCTAATATTTTATATGCAGTAATTGCTAATTCAGTTTGTGTGTAATCGGGACTACAACATATAAATATTTTATCAAATTTTTTTTGTTTTATAGAATTGATATGGTGATCAAAATTATATGATTTTAAATTATATAAACCATTAATATACATGTGCCAAGAATGTGGATTACATATCCATAAGTAATTTATTTTTTTTTTAAAAATATTGGATAAATGAAATACCCAATTTCCTTCGTGTAGTTTATTATCACTTGCTTCTTTGTAACGCCAATCATGATGTTGATCTATGTTTATTATATTATATTCATCATAACCATGTTTAACAAGAGGATAAATATCTGTGTGAATTAAAGAAGTAGTTATATCACTGTGAGTATACAGCAAAGGAATTACAAAAGAGAGTAACTCTTCTTGTTGTTTTAGAGATACTATCCAATCACAATCTACAGATAAGATGTCAAGTTTTTTCATTATGTTTTTTCATAACTTTCTGCAACATGTCTAAACCTTTCGGAGAAACTTGTACGGTTACATCTTGTACAATATTATCTCCTTCTTTCTTATCTTTAAATGTTTCACCTGTCATAGTATTACGCCAGGTAACTATTGTTGTGCATTCTATTTTTGGTAATTTATCTTTATCCATTCTCTTGCGATCTATCTATTAGAGCATAACTTATCAGGCCTTGTATTGTATTACTGCCTGTAG